AGACGACCTCGGCGGCGGGGATGGTGCCGCTGTGGCCAAGCTCGTCGAAGACCACGTCGATGGAGCCGTCGGGGTTGAAAACAACGGGTCGTACGCTCATTGCAACGCTCCTACGGATTCGCCTCACTAATGACTGCCGCTGTCTGTCCTGCCGGCACGAGAAGCGTGCTGGCATTACCTGCAACTAACCCGGACGCTACTGTCGCTACAAAGCCAAGCGTATTCGACGTTCCCAAACTGCTACCCGGAATGGTCACAGCAGTACACGCAACAATGCCAAAGCTACTGTTTGCTAGCCCGAATGCTCCTGGCAAACTTAGGGTAATCGTTGGAGCAACCGCCTTCTGCGTACTAAATTTGAGTGCTCCAGCGGCTTGAGTTGTATTGAACACTTGTGCCGCCGCGAGATAGGTATTTTGTCCATAGGTCATGTTTTCGTAGTACCGGAGGCAGCGCGCCAGGTCGTCGGCCGGGTGCAGCGGCGCGTAGTCGGCTGGCACGCTGCCCACCACCAGCATGGCGTTGTCGAGCAGCACCGATCCGGTAACCAGGAATTCGATGTATACGTCCAGGCTCGTGGACGTCGCCCCGATGGTCCGCGTCACCGACAGGGTTTCATATGTGCCCACGCCCGTGTTGTTCGCACTCGTTGTGAAAGCCGCGCTGTCCTGAATGGTGACCCGCGCCTGACCGACCGCTCCGCACTGAACACGCACACTGAAGGTAATCGTTCGACCCTTGAGATTGGCGAAGTCCTCGATCCGCTGGCGGAGCATGGTCGGTCCGGCCCCGTTTTTGGTAAAGCTCACAGCGCAACACGCGCCGCTGCCCACGTCGGGACTCGCCGTATTTTTGGACACACTCAACGTGTCGGGCGCGGTTTGTTGCACGATCCACCGATCCGGGCCATAGGACAGATATGTCGTGAACGGCCCATTGCCGCGCTGCCAGATCTCGAACCCGCCATTAGTCAGCAGGTTCAGGCGCGCCGTATCGGTGCCCAGCTTGGCGTTGGTGACCGCGTTATTGGCCAGGTCGCCCGTCGCGATCGTGCCGTCGGCGATCTTGGCCGAGGTGACCGCGCCGTCCGCTAACTCGGCCGTACCAACTGACAGGTCGGTAATTTGCGAGGCGCCGACCGAATTGGCCGGCAATGCCGCCAATCCGGGATTGGGCAGCGTACCGCTCAGCGCACCACCCAGCGTCCCGACGTTGGTCGCTGCCGCCCCGCTAGCCATAGAGGGATTCGGGTAGGTGCCATTGAGTACGCCACCCGCCGGTCCGCCCGGAGTCGTAGACGGCGTGATCCAGCCCGTGTCGTAATTGGTGCCCGTATTCTTCGCCAGTACCTGGCCCGTCGCGCCGCCAACAGCTACACCGGGGCCAGCGGCCCCTTGCGGTCCCGTCGCACCTGCTGGTCCCGCCGGCCCTACACTGCCCGTCCCGCCGGGACCGATTGGTCCCTGATCGCCCTTCTCCCCCTGCACCCCCTGAACGCCCTGGATGCCCTCCGGTCCTGGCTCGCCATTAGCGCCAGGGGGCCCCTGATCACCCTTCGGTCCTGGCGGACCCTGCGGCCCCTGACTCCAGTCGGGTGGGCCAGGGCTGCCGTCAATCGGGTTCCAGTTGACGATGTCGGTCGGTCCGGTCATAACGGCAAACTGACGACCTCTGAGAAACGGAACTCTCGGGAAGGCGGCGGCCCAAATATCAGTGCCTGGCGGGTGAACTCGCGCGCGGCCATCTCCTGCGTGGCCTGGAGGTTTCCTGCCGCTGCCGCGAACATGCGATTCGGGAACAGATGCCACGCCTCGATGTGGCCGGCCGCCGCGGCGTAGTCCATGTCAACATTAAGGGTGTCGCCGTCGGCCGTCGGGCCGGTCGTCGAATCGGTGCCGTTGACCCACGACCAGTGCGGGCGCAGGGCGGTCACCCAGGCTCCGCCGTAGATCGCCGCGGTCAGCATGACGTGCCCCTGGTGAATGGCCGTCTTGAACGGCACGTAGCCGGTCGGTCGCTGGAAGCCGTACTGCACGTCCAGCACCTGCGACGGGTCGACGATCCACGGCGCGGTGTACGTGAGGTCTGTGTCGGCGTAGCCGCCGGTCGGCACGACCGAGATGGTGTCCGCGAAGAAGCACCGCCGCAGCCCGGCCAGGACCGCGGGGCGCAACTCCTGGCTGGGGTGCAGGTGGGTGAAGTCGGCGAGTTCGTTGGGGTACATCGGGGTGCCCCAGTTGCGGTCCACAATTACGCGGCCAGCCGCGGAATCAAAGGTCTGCACCATGCGTTCGCGATCGGCCGCGGCGATCGGCGACGGTGTGGCTGTCCCGTCCACCAGGGCGCCGCGCCGAATCAGCCACAGATTCTCGGGACCGCCCAGCAAGGCATTCGTCTTGAGCCTGGGCATGATGGTGCTGGTCGTCGTCGACGACGTCGGCGAGCCCGAATCCTGGGCAGCCTGGAAGAACGGACCTGTCCGTCGTGCCACCTCTTGCTCGAGCTGGGCCAGCGAAATGGTCATGCGGTGGTGAAGGTGTAGTCGCCCGTGAGCGTGACGAAGGTGCCCACCGTGACCGTGATGCGGTAGTGGTAGAGCGTGGCTGTGGTCAGTCCAGTCAGGTTGACCACGACGTCGCCTATGCCTGCCGCTGGCGTCGCCGCCTGGGTGCTGCCGTACGCGGTCGTGGTGCCGTAGTTGGCCGCCATCGCCGTGCACGCCTGATCGACGGTGAAGCCGAGCTGCGCGGTGGTCGCGGCCCGGCTGATCAGTCGCACACTACGGATGGCGGCGCCCTGGTACGCCGCCTTGCCCGAAGCGATCAGGCTGGCAACGTACGCCTCGTCGGTGATGTTTCCCGCATGGCCCGCGCCGTGGATGGTGGTCGGCGTGACCGAGTCGACCGACGGCGCCAGGAACACGATGTTCGACATGGCTACGTCCCCGTGGACGGCGCCGCGAACAGCGCCGGCGGTGGTGGACCATCGAGCAATTCGGCCTTGCCCTCGAGCAGCAGCGACTTGATGTATTCGTAGTCTGCTTCCACGTAGTCCGTCTCGTGACCGGGCCCGTACGTCGTCGCGGGATGGTCCGGGCGCGGGTCGGACGACATGGCCAGGAAACGAATGCGCGGCATCAGGTCTTCCCCTTCTTGGGCGGCGGCTCCTCATCTTTCGGGGCGTCGGGACGTGTAGTGCGCGCGGTGTAGTTACCTTCTTGAGCTGCCTTCTCGGCCGCCTTCTCGTCGTCGATCAGTGAGATTTTGCCGTCTGCCTTCCAGTCGGCGGCCACGTCATCAGCCACATCGACTTCCGTGCCCGCGGCGAAGAGCTCGTCCGTCTTCGGATGGGTGAGCGGCACGAGCGTGCGGATCTTGACCATCACTTCCTCCGTTTGGAACGACGCGCGGAACTCAAGGCAATCGCTACTGCCTGCTTCTGTGGCCGCCCACTTTTGATCAACTCGCGGATGTTCTGGCTCACCGTGGTCTTACTCGAGCCCTTTTTGAGCGGCATGCCTACTTGAATTTCCTGAGGGTGAGCGCGAGCCGCGCGCGTTGTCCGGTCTTACCGCTTTTCTTCGCGGCAGCCTCCAGTTTCGCGCGCGGAATCGGCTGATCGCCCTTTGCCCCGAGCGTTTTTCTCAATGCACCGGGCTTGGATATGGCACCGGCGATCCAGTTCTTCTTCGCCATAGGAGTTCAGGCTGGCGGTGGTGCCGGAGCCGGTTCGGGCTCCGGCTCAGGCTCCGGATCAGGCTCCGGCGGTGGAATGGGATCAGGCACCCAGCGCATCAGCCCTCGCCACCTGTCGCGGCCTTCTGCTGAATCGTGAAAAACGGGTACCTGCTGGCTTTGGTCTGCTGCTGGCGGTTGATCGGGTTTGGAATCGCCCACGCGAACCGAGCCGTCACACGCAGCGCCACCATGTCCTGCTGGAGCAGGTTGAAGATGATCACCGGCGGCGCGCCATTGTCGGTAATGACGCCGGTGTCAAACAGTTCCATGCTGATGTCGTCGCGCACGGCCAGCATGCTCTGGTCCCACTGGCCGCCGATCATGCTGTAGTTGGCCGCACCCGTGGCGAACCCGCTCAGGCCGGCGTTGC